GTAGCATTTTTACAGTTATTTGCGGATACAGTTTTTGGTATCAAATGGGGGAAAAATGAGATATATTTTAATGGCATTTGTTTTGAGTTGCACAGAGGTGTCAATTTCAAAAGTTCCGGAGTTAGCCAATGACACACAAGGTCTAGTACCAACAGACACCTCAAAGCCCTCAGAACCAGCCACAGAGCCCTCTACAGAGCCTATGGAAGGCATCGGAGGGTATGTACACTACTATCTTAGGCAAGTGGCTTGTCCGGCCTGTATGGGCGAGACAAATGAAATTACTGTAGAGTTTGATGCGAGGTTTCATGAGAAGATATCTGACACCTATACGAGACATGTTCCTGTTCAAGGACAGTGCACCCAGAATGTTAATGAGATAGTCCCGGTTGTTTCTCTCATAGATTTTGGATCTGAGATTAAAGCAACTGCTCATGGTCAAACTATTCACGCTTACAAAACAGCACAAGGGAATTATTTTAACACTTGGTACTCTGATTCAACATACATTAGGGATGCAATACACACTATTTCGCGAGAAGATAACTATGAATTCGCTGAGTTCATATCCTTTCACGGGTTTGATTCAATTGAGCCTTATGAATTGCGTTATGTAGATCCTTCTTACGCTTTTGCCGCTCCCATCTATAGGTCTGGGGCGACTTTCTGGTGGATGCCTTACGGCTCCAATAGCACCTTCACGGTGATGTTGGCAATCTATTCATCTGATGGTAGTTCTTTACTCGGTTATGTTGCATGTTCAGGAGCAGACTCCGGACAAATGACGATTCCCGGACAATACCTGTCTTATCCAACTTGGTCCTTGGTAGCAGTACACTTGATAAGACACAAGATAGAATTAGTTCCTTGGGAGGAACAGAATACCTATATCGAAACACATATGCAGTGGGAAGTAGTAGGTACAGGACATATTGAATGATGACTAGATGGACGGAGATGCAATTAATCTCTACACATTATGTAATGGCCAAGCAAGTGGGATATCATGGAAATTTATTCGGTGGTATCATGCTTGCTTGGATTGATGAAGCGGGAGCAGCATTTGCCTGCCAGATTGCAGACACAGGTCGAATGGTCACGAAACACATTTCGGCTTTAACTTTTGAAAGGCCCGTCAGACCGGGTCAATTGATTAAAATTTATGGACGATGTCTTAAGATAGGCAAGACTTCTGTTACAATCGAGATAGAAGCACGAAGACATAGTATTTATAACGGCACCCAGAAGCCAGTTTGTAAATGTCAGGTTGTCTTCGTAAGAATCGATGGGGATGGAGAACCTGTTCCTATCGCCCCACACATTAGAAAGAAATTGGAGAAATAATGAGTAAAGTAGTTTTAGAATATGTTTGGTTGGATGGATATAGAACTCCTAACCTTAGAAGCAAAATAAAAGTAATGGATTGGGATAAAGACCCCGAAGAGATAACTTTATCTGACATACCGGACTGGAATTATGATGGATCCAGCACTAGACAAGCACCCGGAAATAATTCCGAGTGTGTTTTAAAGCCTGTGCGCCTTTATGCACCTGATCGTGCAACAAAATTAATTTTGTGTGAAGTGTTTAATTCTTCTGGTACATCTCATAGGACAAACCACCGAGCAAAATTGAGAGCGTCTCTAGAAGGCAACGAAAATCAAAAATTCTGGTGGGGGTTTGAACAGGAATATTTCATCACCAAAGACTTTAAGCCTCTCGGTTTTCCATCCGGCGGCTACCCTAAACCTCAGGGGTTATATTATTGTGGCGTTGGATCTAATCAAGTCGCTGGGCGCGAGTTGGTTCGAATGCATATGCAAGAATGTCTTTATCATGGTATGGATATAACTGGGATAAACGCTGAGGTAGCAGTAGGGCAATGGGAATATCAGTGCTTCAACAAAGATACTCTGAAAGCCTGCGATGATCTTTGGGTGAGCCGCTATCTTTTGTATAAAGAAGCAGAAATTTATGGCTGGGATATTGACATCAGCCCAAAGCCTGTGGCCGGAGATTGGAATGGCAGCGGTTGTCATACTAATTTTAGCACCGAGAAAATGAGAACCACCGGAGGACTAGAGTACTTAACAACAATGATGAAGAAATTCGAGAATAATCACGCGGAACATATCCAACAATATGGTGAAAACAACGATAAAAGACTGACTGGTGATCATGAAACACAACGAATCGATACTTTCTCATGGGGAGTTGGGGACCGTGGTGCTTCCGTACGAGTGCCAAACTCTATGAAGAACAATAATTACGTTGGGTATATAGAGGACAGACGACCAGCCTCAAACTGTGATCCTTACAGGGTTGCTAGAATAATTATAGAAACTGTTACGGAGTAAGAAATGCCAAAAAAACAAAAAGATACGTTAGTAAAGGACAGAGAAAAGATAGATCGTCCTAAGAAATATAAGGTAGTCTTCTATAATGATGATTTTACTCCGATGAATTTGGTCACTTCTATTTTGATCGAGGTATTTAATAAGGGACTACCAGAAGCACAAGCCATAATGTTGAGAGTCCACAAACAAGGAAAGGGGATAGCAGGTGTCTACTCAAAACAAATCGCAGAAACAAAAGTCGAAACAACAAAAATGTATGCCAGAGGAGCGGGTTTTCCACTTCACGCGCAAGCCGAACCAGAGTAGCGAATGTGAAGTGTGCGGATGTGATCCTTGCGATTGCCATTGGGGGGATTATTGAGTGCATATGCACAAGGTTGGGGACCTCGTCGTAATGCTCGAAACTGTTGAGTGGGATGACTTGGTTATTATCAAGGGCGAGTTATGTATTATATCACAAGTACATGACACCACAGATCCGGATGACGATATCTTTTTTGATTATACCGTTTGTGCCGGGGATGGCGTGTCTATTGATGTATGGCACGGCGAGATTCAAGGCCTTGACAAAGCATAAATTTGAGATCGGTGATCTTGTGAAACTAAACGACCCTTCTGATAAGGATAGGAACATTGGAATTGTAATAGGAATTAGTCCAAAACAAGCACATGTTGTCTCACATGGTCAAACGACAGTGGTGCAAGTTTATTGGCCGAAAATACAAGAACAAGATTGGGAGTATGATTTTTTTCTCAAGAAATTTGAAGAACCAGACTTGACAAAAAAGAAAAAATAGGTTATATTATATAAAATTGGAGGACAAATGAATTATATATGGAACTATGCTTTTGATTATTTTATGAGAAAGTATTGGAATCAAAAGTATCGCTCGGTACCGGTGTTCTTGGAGGAAATGGATGATGATATGCTTGGAAACTATCGTCATGATCAATTTGGCTGCAACAGTATAATATTAGCAGACAACCAAGGCTTGTCAGAGAGACAGATGCTTGGTGTCCTATTGCACGAAATGTGCCACCACGTTGTTTATGAGAAACATGGAATGGACGTTGATGCTCATGGGGCCGAATGGGAAACAGAAATGAAACGAGTTGGCTTTGAAAACCCTGATTGTTTTACTGATGGGACAAGTTTCTTTTCAGAAGAAGATCATAAAGAAATACTGCGTATGATTAGAGGAGAGATACAAGATTTTGAACATACGGACTCCATCTCTCTGTTGGCAACGCTGAAGAATGAAGCAGTAGATTTGGTGTTAACCGACCCTCCGTACATTATTAGTAAACCTTCTGGGTTTAAGAGTGTCAAAAAAGGAGTCGAGCGTTTCGCTGTGTCGACGGAACATGGAGAATGGGACAAAGCCGAAAATTTTTCTCTGAAAGATTTACGAGATTCTGTTTTAGAGTATTATCGAGTTCTTAAGAAGCACGGTACCGCTATCATCTTTTGTGATTTATGGAAGATAACAGATGTAAAGCGCATAATGGAAGAGGCAGGGTTTAAGCAAATTCGCTTTATTGAATGGATTAAGACAAACCCAGTACCTCTCAATTCGAAACGTAATTATCTTACAAACGCCAGAGAAGTCGCTCTCCTTGGCGTAAAGGTCAGCAAGCCCACGTTTCATTCGGAATATGATAATGCAATTTATCAGATGCCCATTTGTCATGAGAAAGGTAGGTTTCACCCAACACAAAAACCTTATGCTTTGATGCATCAATTAATTGAGAAACATAGCAATCCGGCAGACGTGGTTTTGGACACATTCGCCGGCGCAGCGACCACGCTGCTCGCCGCCAAAAAATTGCAACGTGGATTCATCGGATGTGAACTAGACGATGAATTCTTCGATAAAGCAGAGAAACGCCTCTTTGATCTCTAATTATTACAGCAATATTTGGAGGGATTATGAATGGAGGCAATAATTGAAGGACTGGCTCAATACGGGCCACTTGGACTATGGACGGCATCTTTACTTTGGATGAACTGGCAACAACGAAAAGATCAAAAAGAAGAAGAAAGAATTGCTCAAGAGCGATTACAATTTCATCAAGAGAGTATTGTTGAGGCACTACGAGAACAAAAGCACATGCTAGACAAGGCCATAGAAAAAATCGATGGTGGACTAGCCACAATGCGAGAAAAGTATGCTGAAGAAAGAATGTTTCGCATGAAAAGCGACAAATAAAAATTGACAACTAAACAATAACGCGTTATATTATATTCTTTGGAGGACACATGAATATATTTGCAATTGAACAAACGCCATCCGGCGAAATCGACTGGATTAAATCTGCCCAGTCGCAAGACAACTATCGCGTGGTGAAGATGATACTGGAATCAGTCCAGATGTTATGCACTACAATAAATCTACAACATGGAGAGCAAGTGACGCCATATCGCACTACTCATGCAAAGCACCCATCCACCATTTGGGTTGGTGAATCATCGGCTAACTTTGAGCGACTTGTGGAACATACTTTGGCAATGTTAGAGGAATACACCGAGCGCTTTAACAAGATACATAAGTGTGCTGGTGTGCTGGAAAAAGTCATCGACTTATATGATCCCGGATTGTTTCCGCATCATGATGATACACCGCTTCCGCTGTGTATGCCAGATGAATTTAAGAGTGACTGCACCATAGAATCATACCGTAGGTTTTATTGTAGCAAGCCGCGCATGCGCTACCCAACAGCCAAGATCCCTGTTTGGTTTCAGCAATACAGAGAGTTGCCATTTCAAGAAATTTAATAAATAAATTTGACAACTAAACAATAACATGTTATATTATAAATATAATAAACAACACAATTATGGAGGACAACATGAATAACGAAACCAAAGGTATTACATACCAAGATTACAGAGAAGAAAGAAAAAAATTATTTGAAGGATGCAAAAACCCATCCCAAGAGATTGAAAAAGAAGGCAATGAAGAGTATCATCTTTACATGGGCAGAGCGCATATAAAAGATTTTTCCACTGGGAAGGAGGCAAGAGGCTATCTAAAAGTTGGACGTGGCAAGTTTGCAACAGCAATACAGAGGGGACGTAATCAGCCCGGAGTTGATTTTAGATTGTATGCGATGATAAAGTTTCCAACTAATGGTGCAACTTGGCAATGCGAGAGAGTATTTAAAGAGATTATGTCTGAGCATCACGTGGATGGTCCCCAAGGACAACTAGAACTTTATGACTTTAAAGATAATGAAATAAAGCAGACAATTGAAACTTTAGTGAAAGAATTAAAAAGAAGAAATATTTCCATAAAAGAAACAAAATTATGGATATAAAATTTTACAAATTCCTTGACAAATGTCTTGGGGGTGTGTTACATTATAAACAACAATAATCATGGAGGACAACATGAACAAGATTGACTTTGTTGGGCTACACGCCCATTCTGGGGTTGGATCCCCTTTCGATGGATTTGGATATCCACAAGAGCATATGGACTATGCATATAACAACGGCAGCCGTGCGCTTGCCCTTACAGACCATGGTAATATGAACGGTCTGGCTTACCAAGTTCTTCACGCCAAGCGTATGAAGAAGGAAGGTAAAGACTTCAAACCTATTTTTGGGGTTGAAGCATACTTCATTGAGTCTGTCGCCGACTGGAAGGTGAAACTCGAAGAACACCGCGCAGACAAAGATAAGTCTAAAAACATTGACGACGCTCGCTCCGGTACTACTGTTGAGAACGAAGCGGAATCCAAATCTGCTTCTAAATCAGAATTAAATCGCAAGAGACACATCGTTCTTCTTGCAATGAACCAGACCGGTTTGAATAATATTTTCAAGTTGGTTTCCGAGTCCTATCATGGGGATAACTTCTATCGAAAGCCACGAATTGATTTCGACTTGCTACAACAGCATAACGAAGGTATTATTGCCGCATCTGCTTGTCTTGGTGGTATCTATGCTGGTTGTTATTGGGAGCATCGTGAAGAAGGGCCTAGAGCCGTCAAACAAGCCATGCGAGACATAACCGTAAAGATGTTAGATATTTTTGGTGACCGTTGGTATGGAGAACTACAATGGAATGCTATACCTGAGCAGCATGAATTAAATCGCTATGTTATCCAGATGCACAAGGAATTCGGTATACCACTTATATCAACTTGCGATTCTCATTATCCATCGCCTGACGCTTGGAACGATAGAGAACTATATAAGAAAATAGGCTGGCTCGGAAAGGGTAAGCCTGAATGGATGTCAGATGAATTACCTGAAAGCGTGGATGAGATTGGGTATGAACTTTACCCGAAGAATGGCGAACAGATGTGGGCCGATTATAAAAGATATAGTAATCTTATACATACCGATGTTTCTTACGATGATGACATTGTTTATAATTCTATTGTCGAAACGGCTCATATTGCTTTCGAAAGGATTGATGATTTTCTCCCTGATAACACTGTACGTTTGCCTGATTTCGTCGTACCTGCTGGCCACCACCCTGCAGAATACTTGGCTCAACTATCCTTCGAGGGTTTATTTAAAATTCTGGCATCGCGTTCTATCAAACGAGGGTCGTCCACTTGGGTGGATTACACCGATAGACTCAAGCACGAACTCAATGTAATTTCAGACAGAGGGTTCTCAAAATATTTCTTGACTATGAAGTCAATAACGGACAAAACAAATGAAGTACAACTCTCAGGACCCGGACGAGGATCAGCAGCAGGATCGCTGGTGGCTTATGCACTGGGTATTACACAAGTGGATCCAATTAAGTATGGTCTCTTATTCTCTCGTTTCCTCAGAGCGGACGCCACCGATTATCCTGACATTGATTACGATGTCTCTGATCCTATGGTGCTTAAAGAGTTGCTGATCGATGAGTGGGGTTCCAACACAGTTGTTCCTATTTCTAATTTTAACACACTTCAATTAAAATCTTTGATCAAGGATATATCAAAGTTTTATGATATTCCGTTTACCGAAGTCAATGTGGTAACAAATACAATGTTAAAGGAAGCGACACCGTTAGCAAAGAAGAAACATGGTATCCGCGCCGGCGTTTACACCCCAACCTTTGAAGAAGTGTGCGAGTTCTCAGAGACCCTCCAGAAATTCTTTATTAAACACCCAAAAGTTAAATCTCACGTTGAGGGCTTAATGGGACAAGTGCGCTCCACCTCTCGACACGCCGGTGGTGTGGTTATTGGAGCAGACTTAGATAAGTATATGCCTCTTATTGCATCGAAAGGAGTCAGGCAGACTCCGTGGTCGGAAGGTCAAAACGTCCGGCAACTAGAACCCATGGGTTTTATTAAGTTTGATATTTTGGGACTTGCAACTCTCCGGATGATGGAAGAATGTATCGAGCGCATCCTTCAACGTCACCATGGGATAGAAAACCCATCTTTTGGAGACATTAAGAAGTACTATGATGAAAATTTGCATCCGGATGTAATTAATCTAGATGATCAAGAAGTTTATAAGAATGTGTTCCAAGCCGGCAAGTGGATGGGTATCTTCCAGTTTACGGAGAAAGGCGCGCAATCGCTTTCGAAGCGAGCGCAGCCGAAGTCGATTATTGATATTTCTGCGATTACTTCTATTTATCGTCCCGGCCCTTTGTCTGCTGGTGTGGACAAGTCGTATGTTAACGCTGTTAGGGACCCTTTGAGTATAAAATATGAAAACGAAATCGTCGAAGAACTCACAACAGAAACAAGAGGATTCCTTATATTTCAGGAGCAGATCGCTCTTCTTGCGAACCGCCTTGGTAAAGGGATTAGCCTTGATGATGCTAATTTACTACGCAAACTGTTAACCAAGAAAGGTCTTGATGCTTCGAAGCAAGCAAAGAAAGAAGAAATTCTTCACAAGTTTGTTGATGGTTGTATCGAGAAAGGAATGAGCAAAAGATCAGCGGAAGATATGTGGCAAAAGTTTGAGTATTTCTCGGGCTATGGTTTTAATAAATCTCATGCTGTCGCTTACTCTATCATATCTTATCAAACCGCTTGGTTGGCTACGTATTACAATGCTGAATGGGCCTGTGCTTTCTTAGACAAGGAACCAGAATCCCGTAAGGAAGCAGCGATTAACATTGCTAAATCTTGGGGATACACGATCAAACCCCTGAATATCAACACTTCCGGAAGACGCTGGACTCCGCAAGATGACACAACTCTCATAGCACCTCTTACAACCATCAAAGGTCTTGGAGATGCAGCCATTGATGAGATCATCGAGAAACGCCCATTTACGTCCGTAGAGCATCTTCTTTTTGATGGTGGGGTGGTAGCAAGGAAACTCAACAAGAAGTCCTTAGATGCCCTTTGTAGAGCCTCTGCGATGGGTGATTTGATTGATGAGAGGTTTACTGGAGATAAACATTTCTGGTCTGCTGTTGTGGTTGATAAACCAAAGAGTAAAAAGAAACTCGAGGAAAACATTGAAACCTACAGACCAGAAGGCTCATTCACAACAGCTGAGAGAATTCAAAATACTCAGACATTGACGGGCATCTATCCTATCAACATGGTTATGACAGATCGATCGTTAAAAATCATAGACACCTATAAGGTACCACCGCTTTCTGAATTTGATTCGGACCTTGGCTGTGCTTGGTGCATACCAATCAAACTTACATCTAAGAAATCTAAGAATGGTAAGTGGTTTTACACCATCGATGTTATTGACTCTAATTCTGAGGTAACAAGACTTAGATGTTGGGGCGTTAATCCTCAAAAAGATTTTATTTTCCTTAACAAGCCTTATGTGTTGAAGCATCCAAAGTATAATGAAACGTGGGGATTCTCAACTTACGGGGCTGTTGATAAAAAGTGGATGATGATTGGATAAAAAAACTTGACAAACTAACCATAATAGGTTACATTAAATATATAGACAACATTGGAGGACACAATGACATTACACACTTTTGAAAGTATACCCGAGCGATTAGGTAAAAAATGGAGACACAAGTTTATATCTCCGAATTCTCGAGACAATAGTTCTGAAAAATGGCAGAAAAAAATGATCCTGAGCAATTTAGGGGTCGATCTTGCTACCTTCGAAAACAATGAGAATTCAGTTAGAATTAACAAAAGAACTCTAGAGTTTAAAAACCAGAGAGCAATCACTAATAGAGAGGATTTTATGGATTGGACAGAGGACTTTGATGGAATCAAAAAAGTAAACAATAAGATGACTTATTGGAATCTGAAAATCATCCCTGATTCAGGTGGAGCACAAAATAGATCAATCAGGCCTGTTTTGGATATGGTTGAGGCTTTTGCAAAATCTATTAAGAAAAACAAAACTACTGATAAGTATTTTCTCTGCATAACTGATGGCGATTATTATTGCAACTTCTCCTTACTCAGAGAAGGAAACAATAGGACTCAATTTGAGTATGCAATTGATCAAGTAGATCCACAACTTAGAAAATATTTTTATTGTGGGCCGATGAAACACTTGGGAGTGTGGTGGGATGAAACAATCAAATAAAAAAAAGTACGGACAATATTACACAACCAATTGTGATTATATTCTCTCCAACATAACTATACCAAAGAATGCAAAATTAATTGAACCCTTTGTTGGCCAAGGGGATTTAGTAAAGTGGTCTAAGCGATCTGACTGGGAACTCTACGACATAGATCCTAAATGCAAAGCAATCACACAAGACACTTTACTAAACCCTCCAGATTATAAAGATAAGTATCCCGTGACTAACCCGCCCTTTTTAGCAAAGAACAAAACTAAGGATAAGAAAATATATGAAATGTATGGTGTTGATGATCTATACAAAGCATGTATCAAGAGTTTTGTAGAAGGTGATGTGGCTGGTGGTATTTTGATTGTTCCTTTGAATTTCTTTTGTGATAGAGGTAAAGGAATTAGAGATTTGTTTTTCGCCAAATACAATGTTGATAGCGTGAATGTATTCGAAGAGACAGTTTTTGATGATACAAGTTACACCATATGTTCTTTTCAATTTTCGAGAGGAAGATATCAAAATCCGATTACATTTAATTTTTATCCGGATAAATCTTCAAAACCTTTTGAGTTAAAAAAAGAATATGGTTGGAGAGTTGGAGGAGAAATTTTCAAAAAGAAAAAATCAAAATATAAATTAGGCAGACTGTTAAAGGGACAAAAACCTTCAACTAGCATTTATCTGAATGCTATAGACACAGGCTCTAAAGACGGCAGAATCAGATTGGTTGCCAATCATGCACATTTTTATGATGAAACACCCAATCGTTCCAATCGTGCTTTTGCCACTATTACTAGTAATCTAGATATACTTGACGAGCAGTTAATAGTAGATAAGTTCAATGAAAGATTGGAGGACCTGAGGGAAACATATAACAGCATGTTTTTGGTGAACTATAGGAATTCGACTAAAAACTATGCTAGAAAGCGCATATCTTTTCAGCAATGCTACACGCTGCTAAGAGATGTTCTAGAAGATTATAATGAGGAGAATTAATGGAACACTTAACAAATTGTCATGGCGAATGGAATATGCTATTTGCTATGGCTTCATCAATGCCTATTATGGGCACTTACATTAGAACGAAACTAAACTTACCTAAGGAGGAATTATGAAATTCGTTGATATAATAGATACAAATGGTAACCGCTTGGCGGTAAACCCGAACCACATCATTATGATGCATCAGGGCTCTGGAGGCTTTATAATAACCTTAAGAAATGACAGAAGGATCACCACTACAATGTTTAGAAACATCGCAGAGGCGGTAAAATTTTGCACTACAACAACAGTCGATACTTCTGAAGTTGGGGAGAGACAGCGATGACTAAATTTGAAGTATATACAAACAATCCAACAGAAATTGTTGAAGAATATGAAGAAGCCGCATTTAAAAATAAAGAACAACATATGGCTGACTATATCAAGTCTATGAAGGCGCTTGAGGATGCTATGGAACCTTATAAGGAACAGAAGCGTGAACTTAAGGCGGACTACATTGATAGTGGTTGGCTCACTAAGGAAGACATTAGTCTAACTGTTCGAGCCTACCGCTTGTTAAAGAACGACGTGGATATTGATGCTTTAATTGATATTTATGATAATCTTCGTAAAGAAAAGACTACTTAAAGTAATGCCTAACAAGTATGCTAAAGATACGAAGAAATTTACGTTCTATGCAAAAGATACTTTGCATGCGGACTTCAAAATCCGCATGCAGTATCACAGCATGACACAGTCAGAATTCCTTCGTGCTTGTGTTCAAGCCGTTGTTGAAAAAGATCCTATGATGGAAATGTTCATAGATCATTACAAAGAGGAAAATGGAAAACAATCCAAATCCCAAAGAAACAAAATTAAAAAAGATCAAGAGAAATCCGAGGATCTTTTGAATGACTTTGGTTTAGGAGATGGAGACATCGATAGCATCTTTGAT